TACAGCAGTTGCCGCAGTCGTAGAGAAGCTAGCACGTGGCTTTATGAATGACGGTAAGCTTGACCTAGGAGAAATCAATGCGGCGTTTGCAGCAGTTGATGTTAACTCTAAGACAGAAGCTGACCTAAAGGTTGAAGCTAAGCAGAACGGAACTGACATTGTTATCTCATCTGGTACTAAGCAAGACGGCGAAGTTCCAGCAGAACAACCAGTAGATGAGAGTTGGGACAAGTAATGGCAGACAAAGGAACAGCAGCTAAGCTAATTGAAGTTGCTACAGCAGAACTAGGTACTATTGAAGGACCTAAAGATAACGAAACAAAGTACGGAGCTTACACAAAAGCTAACTTTCAGCCATGGTGCGGAAGCTTTGTAAACTGGTGCGCTAATGAAGCCGGTGTAAAGGTACCTAATACCGTTTATACACCTGGTGGAGCAGCAGCGTTTAAGAAGGCTAACTCATGGATTGACGGAGACATTGCGGATCCAGATGCTGGAGACATTGCCTATTTTGATTTCCCATCAGACGGTGTAGACCGTATCTCTCACGTTGGAATTGTTATCAAGGACAACGGCGATGGAACAGTCTGGTGCATCGAAGGTAACACAAGCCCAGATGAAAAAGGATCACAGCGCAATGGTGGTCAGGTGTCTAAGAAGCTACGTGCTTACAAGAAGAATCCTAAGAAGGTTCTTATTTCAATCGTAGGTTTTGGTCGCCCTAAGTTTAGCGGAGCTCCTGCTGTTCAGGCAGCTGCTCCAGCTAAGTGCCCCACTTGCGGTAAGTAATTACAAATATTAAAGCCCCCTATTGCTAGGGGGCTTTTTTATTGGCCTGACGGCTAGTTAAGATGCAGAACAAGTTATGCTAGCGAAGTACCAAATTTATCAACCGTAGAATGAATCTCTTGTCCACGGTACATTGTCTTACCTTTATGGATATGAACCTGATCGAAATGGAAGCTATCGTCATCTCCGTCTTTAAAGAAGATAACACTTACACCCTGTTGCCAGTTCTCAAAATACTGAAGAGCCTGCCCCTTAACATCAACACCACCCTTAACCGATGGTACAGCTCCATCCACTCGGCAGAGGCATCCTGGCGAGAATGAAACGCTTTTAATGGACTGATCCCGATCAAAGACAGTTTTGCTCTGTTGCTCCATACGATGTGTATGACCAAAGAGGGTGGAAATATTTGGATTAGAATTCGCATATTGAGCAGCTGTAGAACCAGATGCGTTAGCCCTATCACCATGCATAGCACGAAGACGCTTATTAATCCAATGTGCAGCAGCTGGGTAACCATCAATAAACTCCACTCCTAGTTCATCACATCTCAATAAGTTCTGTAGGCTTAGAACTGGCCAAGCCTCTGGCATATTGGCTACTTTAATACCGTAAGCAGCAGCAGCGTTGTTGTTAATAAAGCGGTTAAGACGCTTGTCATGATTACCCTCAAGAAGGATAATTCTCGCATCCACGCCGGCATTAGCTCGCTGCTCAGCAAGAAAACGATGGCCACGATTAATAGCAAGCTGGGCAGTGTGAGCAAAATTGGTCTCCTGTTCGTAAGTACCATACATAGGTAGGTCTAGGAAATCTCCTAGGTTAATAATTTGTGCAAGAGGGTGACCGTGGTCTAACCCTACAACTTGTAACGCCACATCCATAGCAGCCTCGTCGTGAAAAGGATCTAATGATCCGTCCTCGTAGCGACGGTAACCAATCTGTGGATCAGGTAATGCGACAGCAACTTTCCAGTCGCTACTTATTAGTGCAGGTGTGCGAACCTTAGGTTGTATCACAACAGGTTCTGCATGCTGTACTGGTTGCCACGTAGGTCCTTCTCCCCACTTAGGAGAGAGAATAATTTTAGTGTCATCTGGATTAGTAGAAAGACTTACTTTGCTAATCTTCCCAACATCTTCTGGGCTTAAACCATTAGCTTTAAGAAGCTTATCAATAGAACTAAAGCCACTGCTGGCTGATACTTCTGACTTGGCGGTATTGTAACTATCTTCTAATGACATATGCAGTTCCCGTTTCTGTGCTCTTTGAGCGACGTTATACCGAATTGTGCGCCTGCTGATTTGTAAAGAGTGTGCAGACTTCTAGTTGAGAAGTCATCATCATTTAATGAGTCTACAAATGCTATATGATCGTTGTCATTAAGGGATGTAGCCCATGCGCCCACAACACATTTACCTGCGACGTTGGGGTTTTCTACTTTTGCTTTTAAATACAAAGAATCTAAACTCATTGCGCCTCCTGTTTATCTAATAGGGGCCTAGGTTATAGGCCCCTATTAAACATTATACTATAGATTAGTATGAAGAATCAATTCCTTGGCTAAAGCCACGCTTTGTTACAGCAGGAATACTTGGGCTGTTTGACATTGTCATTCCAGCTTCTGGTGAAGTTGTCTTCATGTAAGATGCTTTGATTGAATACGCAGCACCCTTTCGTTCTCCACCCTGGGCAGCTGGCACGTTTGCACGATTAGCTTTTGTTCCCATAGCGGTTGGGTCTCCAGCTTGCTTGTTGCCGCGAGGCATAAGCTTTCCTGAAGCAGGTGACGCGGATGGTGAAGAGAACTTAGTTCCTTCTTTTGCACCCATTGTTACACGTCCCTGTGTATTACCTGCTGCTGCTGCAGCATCCATATCTGTTGTTTTTGCCATAGTTGGTACCTAACTATTAGTGAGATCTCACTGCAAAGTCTATATTAACTTACGGTGATTGTAAAGACAATCGCGCTGATTTGTCCGTCTCTGGAATCTACGGTAGTAAATCCTGGACGGCAGCTTAGGTTCATACCACGAGGTGCCACATAACCACTGGCGATAGCGATTGCTTTCACTGCCTGGTTAACTGCTGAAGCACCTACAGCGCGTAGGTATACCTGAGGCTTCTCGTATAGCGCATGGGCTATAGCTGAGCCAACTGATTGAGCATTAGAACTTGCGCTTACACGCAGGAACTTTTCTTCTGTTGAATCTGTCACGATTAGTAGTCCTTTGGTTTCGATTATTAGTCGCCCACCTAAGGGAATATACTACGGTGTATCTCCATATCCCGCTGCCCTAAGTAGCCCCACAAAGTCCTCTAATCTAAGGATGGTCACCCACTCCCCAATAGAGGCCTCTCCCTGGCCGTTTAAGCGCAGTACAGCTACGGGTAGATCTTTTCCGTTATGACGCTCTTTCAACTGCTTTATAACAGCACTGGGGTTAAAGTCTTTGCGAGCTTTTACTTCCCAATCAATCCCGATTGTGCCAGTAACATCAGTACCACTCCTACCAGCACCAGTGCTCTCAGCAAATGGAAACCCATGCTCTGCGAGGTAGTTTGCGACAACTTTTTGCGATCTGTATCCACGATGTTTCCTACTCTGACTAGGCATTATGTTGTAAACTTCCTCTGTCTTGATCTTAAACCGTCTCCACCTGAAGTACGACGAGTCAATTCACGGGAGACTACACTGCTGTCTCTCTCAACATTAAGAGTCTTAGTCTCTAGTAGTTTACGGAATGCGTACTTGATGTCCAGATCATGGACAAGCTCTTTCATCTCATCTGTAGATGCAATAGTTGCCTTAGCTAGAGCTACGCGGTCATTCTTACCGCCAGTCCAACCCTTCAGCATACCTGCAGCTTCGTATTGATCTACGGATCGTTGAGCTTCACGCTCATTGATAATAGATATAGCTAAGACTCCAGCTAAATGATCGTTCCACTGCGTCAACTGCACGAAGAGATCCATCAAACCATCATCATCTAGATCTGTAATGTCTCTAGGCAGTGGTGGGATAGAGTCTTCGGGCTTAGGCGTTAAGGAAAAACCTAGCTCACTTAGAGCATCAACTACTTGCTTACTTATACTCATATGTTTACTCCTCATCTCTAAATGGTGCACATCGTTTGCATCCCTTTTCAAGGTCGATGTTGCACACTGGCTCACGATCATTCTCTACAGCCCAAGCTACATCCCTAGCCTTATCAAAGATCTCAGCTGTATATTCTGCGTTGTACTTGACAACGAATTCTTTATATTCTTGGTTAGCTTTAAGCTCATAGATAAATACGATCTCATCTGGAGCACTAGCTAGTAAACCTTCTTCTAGCATTAAGTGGCACAGGTGTAGATATACCTGACCCTGTAGCTGGTGTGAACGTAGAGGTGTGCGAATATTCTTCCACACAACATCAATGTCGTTGTTGTACTGAGACATCATGGCTGGCATTTCCATACGTATAGTACCTGTACCAATAGACTTGATCTCAATCAGACAGTCATCTCCCAAGCCCTTGATCCAACCATCGGCATGACCACGCATCATATACTTATCGCTACGTAGTGGGACCTCTGCGTACTCTTTGTTAATGAGGCCAGCTAAGTCTTTAGATGCAGCCCAAGTGTAATCTTTAGTAGCTGGGTCATACCACTTACCGTACAACACACCCATATCTTCAAACCACTTCTGCCACTTAGCGTGGATAGTGTGTCCTTCTGCAAAGATAGATGCAAGACGAAGTGTTGTCTTGTCACGAGTCTCTACATAGTTACCTTTGATAGCGTGATACTGTGCAATAGCACACCACTCAGACTTAATAATATCTGAGGGATGGATA